GCGGCAACTACTGGACGGGTGACCCTGAGTTTGCGCGACAGTTTACGCAAAGCGGATTAGAAAACGAAATTAAGCGGTCTACGTTGTCATCCGCTGACGTTTACACCCCGCCTACTCCAGTTTTTGCGGGAGACGCAAAGGCCGTTGATGCGGCGATAGCGGAAGCGCGGCGACTAGGTAAAAGCGCTGTTCGGTTTAGCGAAGGAAAAGGACAGCCAGATAGTTTTTACGTTGTAGAAAAAACAGCGTTAGGACGAACGGGCAACCCATTTGGCGCTTTTAACGCCAGCAGGATCGGCACGGGTGAGGGCGCACAGGCGTATGGGCATGGCATTTACCTTGCTGAAAGCCCCGATGTGGCAAAAAGTTATCAAAAACAATTGGCTCAAATCAATCCAGAAATGACAGTTAATTTTGAATTGCCAATAAGCGGTAAAAGTAAAAAATTTGCCGAAACAGCATTGAAAGACAGTAATGGCAATACAGAAGCTGCAATTGAACTTTTAAAATATAATTCTCAATTTTATAGCAGCGTAGAAGCTAAAAACGCCGCAAGAGAAGCAATTAACGCGTTAAAAACTGCAAAAATAACTTGGGAAAAAGATTACCCAATAGGCCATTTTTACACCGCCGACCTACCCGACGAAATGGTAGATCGGATGCTAGATTGGGATAAGCCGTTGAGTCAGCAGCCACCGGCAGTTCTTGAAACGGTAATGCGTTACATGAACGTTGGCGAAAAACAACTGCCGCCTGATATGCGCGTAGGCCAAGTTGGAAATAAGTACGTTGTGCTTCAGGATAAACCGCCGTTGCCGGGTTCCACATTTGGCGTTGGCCGATCAGTTGTTAAAGGGCCAAAAGCCGCGTCGGAGCAAGAAGCCGTTGCTGCGTACTGGAATTCTTTAACCGGAAAAGATTTTTACGACACTTTGGGCAAAGACCTTGGGCGAAATGCCGACGCTTCCGATTACATGAGGCAACTCGGCATCCCCGGCATCAAATACCTAGACGCAGGCAGCCGAGGCCAAGGCGGTAGCGGCACCCGTAATTTCGTCGTGTTCCCCGGCGAGGAAAAGAAAGTCAAGATTTTGAGACGCGAATAGTATCTTTCTAAATGTTGTGTTAAAACAACGACATGGCAGCACGGAAAATACATACGACCCTGCGAGACGAATGGAAGTTACGCATCAAGGCTACGCACCTTGTTTCGCGGCTTCACGAACACGCTATGGGCGAGGCCGAAATGTCGCCTACGCAGATCAAGGCAGCCGAGATACTGCTGAAGAAGGTAGCGCCTGACTTGGCGCGGCAAGAGGTTACAGGCGAGAACAACGGCCCGGTCAAGGTACAGATCGGATGGATGGCTCCCGAATAATCCTGCCCTACCGCCCCCGCAGAGCGTTCATGCCGTTCCATGAGCGCACGAAACGCTGGGCTTGTCTTGTCGCACATCGCCGCGCAGGCAAGACGGTCGCCGCCGTCAACGACATGATTCGCGCTGCTGCGATGTATCAGGGCCAGTATGGGTTGTTTGGATATGTCGCGCCGTACAGGTCGCAGGCCAAATCTGTGGCATGGCAATATTTTAAGGATGGCGCACACCCGATCATTCAATCGGTTAACGAGCAAGAATTAGCCATCACGCTCATTAACGGCGCACAGATACGCTTGTTCGGTGCCGATAACGCCGACTCGTTGCGTGGCCTTGGTTTCTCGGGCATCTACCTTGACGAATACGGTGACTTTAAGCCGAGCGTATTCGGGAACGTCATACGCCCTGCCTTGTCAGATAAGCAGGGTTGGTGCGTCTTTGGCGGTACACCGAAAGGCAAAAACCAGTTCTGGGAAATTTACGATACCGCCACTCGTCTCCCTAGCGAGTGGTTCCTGTTGCGCCTTCCCGCCTCAACCAGCGGGCTTCTCCCGGCGACAGAGCTAGCCGCCGCAAAGGCGCAGTTGGCCGAGGATCAGTACCTACAGGAGTACGAGTGCAGCTTTGAGGCTGCGATCCTCGGTGCTTTTTACGGCAAAGAGATGCGCGAGGCCGCCGACCAAGGCCGCATTACCAACGTGCCGTACGACCCGAATCTGCCGACCTATACCGCATGGGACTTGGGCTACCGAGACGACACGGCTATCTGGTTCTACCAGATCGCACGCGGCGAAATCCGCGTCATAGACTTCTACGCCGTTTCGGGGGCCAACATTCACAGCATCGCCGAGGTAGTGACAAGTAAGCCTTATCGCTACGCCAAGCACTTCCTCCCGCATGACGCTCGGGCCAAGAGCTTGCAGACCGGCAAGAGCATCGTGGAGCAGTTAGCCGCGCAACTAGACATCGCCAAACTCGCTGTTGTCCCTGACATCGGCGTGCAGAACGGTATCCAAGCGGTACGCATGATGCTGCCGCGTGTGTGGTTTGACGCCGAGCGTTGTAGCGACGGTATAGAGGCGCTACGCCAGTACCAACGCGAGTACGACGAGGACAAGAAAGCCTACCGAGCATCACCACGCCACGATTGGACGTCACACCCTAGTGACGCCTTCCGTATGGTTGCGGTATCATGGAGTGAGGTCGCTGACAAGCCCCCAGCGCCAGAGGCTAAACCGCTGATTGTGGGGCCAGAGAACACGGTGACACTTAACGATATGTGGGCTGTGCATGACCGCACGCCTAGCAAGAGGGCCAGAATATGAATCCGGTTTCCGAATCACAGAACTTCAAGAACATTACGTCCACGACGACCGTCTACACCGGCACGGGCGGCATCTTGGGCATCTTCGTGGCATCAGCCTCCAGCTCACCGACGATCAAGGTTAGCGACGGAGCTTCCACGATGGTCAATACCTTTACGCCAGTAGCCGCCACGTTCTACCCCATGCCGGGGCGTTTTGATACGTCGCTAGTCGTCACGATCAGCGGCACGGTTGACTGCACGGTTTTCTGGACTTAAAGCCATGCTCGCCACTTGGGGGTGCAGCACGTTCCCAAAGCCTACGCTGTCATTAGACTTTGCGGGGGCGACTAGCCTTGATGATCGCATCACCTTCACTCGCGGCAGTCAGGCGACGCTGTTTGACTCCACGGGTACGCTGGTTTATGCGAAGCATAATTTGTTTACATACAGCGAAGATTTTGCGGATGCGGCGTGGGTAAAAAGTTCTTCCAGCGTAACAAATGATGTGGCGATAGCCCCTGACGGATCAATGACTGCCGATAAGTTAATTGAAGCGGCGGCTACTAACGCGCATTTAATTGGGCAAAACGCTTCATTTGTATCTGGAGCAACATACACCGGGTCTGTGTATCTAAAAGCCGGAGAAAAAAACTGGACGCGAGTAGGTTTCCCATCTAGTGCATTTCCAAGTTCTAATCGGGCCGCTGCTTTTGACCTTTCTAACGGCACTATAGGGGAAGTGCAGAGCGGAGTTGTTGCCAACATTTTTGATGCCGGAAATGGCTGGTACCGATGTTCAATAACCGCCACCGCTAACGCAACCGCATCAAATACTTCAAACGGATTAGCCGTAAACATTCAAACGAGCAACTCCGCAACTTCTCAAAGTTACGCAGGCGACGGCACTTCCGGCCTTTTCATCTGGGGCGCTCAACTCAACCTCGCCAACATGGAAGGCGGCGTCACCTCGTCGCTGACGACGTATTACCCGACGACGACTGCGGCCTACTACGCCCCTCGCTTTGACTACAACCCCTCTACGCTACAGCCGCTTGGATTGCTGATTGAGGAGGCGCGTACAAACAGCATCCGTAACAACACGATGCAGGGTGCGGTAGCGGGTACGCCGGGAACTAATCCGACAAATTGGGCAGTCACTGGGGCGGGCGGAAATATAACATCTAGCGAAATAGTTTCTGTTACAACCGAAAGTGGAATCAACGCAATTGATTACAAGTATGTATTTAGCGGAGCAGCCACCGCAAATATAAGACAAGACTCAACAACCTTAATTGCAGCAAGCAATGGTCAAACTTGGACTGCTAGTGCCTATGCAAAACTTGCAGGCGGTACACTTTCAAATTGCACGGTTTCAATAGCAATTCAACAATATAATTCAGGTGGAACCGTTTTAAATACAGAGTCACAAACATTTACGCCGACAGGTTCAGGGCTGGCTACTCAAAGAATTTCAGTCACTAAAACGCTAGACCAAGCAACGGTGGCATATGTTATTATGCGCCTGTCAATAGTTGCTTCTGGCGCAGCAGACATCACCCTCCGCATCGGCCTGCCGCAGTTGGAGCAAGGCGCATTTGCCACCAGCGTGATTCCAACCACCACCGACTCTGTCACGCGCAATGTGGACGATGCCAGCATGGTGGGGACGAATTTCTCTAGCTGGTATCGGGCAGATGAGGGGACGTTGTATGCGGAAGGATTTATTCACACAGCCCCTGCAAATACAGCATTTCCATGCTTGATGAGCATTGATAACAATACCACTTCAAATAGAATTCAACTTTCGCGGGCAAATTCAAGTGGCACTCCAGTCGTTAGGCTTGTTGTAGTTGATGCCGGGTCGGTTCAGGCAACCGTTGTAGCCGGAAATTCACAATTCCAAAACGGAAAAATAGCAGGAGCGTATAAAGTCAATGATTTTGCAGCATCATTAGATGGTGCAGCCGCAGTAACTGATAGTGCTGGAACTGTTCCTGTTGTGACTCAAATGCAAATTGGTAGTGGTACAGCAGTGCAGTACTTAAACGGCACCATCCGCAAACTTGCCTACTACCCGCAGCGCCTAACGAACGCCCAGCTCCAAGCACTCACAGGTTAACGAGGGTTTCCTATGGCTGACAAGAAAATCACAGACTTTACGTCGCTGACT